AGAATTGAGGACAGCTTGTTCACCTAAATGAGCCAAAGCAGGCCAGTAATAATCAAAACGAGTTTGACGAGTAAATAACTTTGAAAGACCTTGCTGATAAGTTAAATCAGCCCAAACATTAACAAGACCAATAATAACACCATGTTCAACAAAAGAATGATTAAAACCATTAGAAGAATCAACACATAAACCATATGCAGCTAAATTACCTTGAGGGGAAGTATCATCAGAAGCAGAAGTTTGTTGTACAGGAGTAACATTAATACGAGAAGAAGCAGAACCCAAAAATTCAGGACGCTGTAAACGAGAATCAGGAGAAACAACACCAAAATGAGCACGAAGAATTTCAGTATAACGAGTACCGCCACGAGCATCACGCTCATACAAGCGTTGAAGCTGAAAAGCTTGGCGAAGAGTATTAATAGTAACGGCAGTAGCAGAACTTAAATCAGCATGCAAACCAGAAGTACCAGAAGTTACAACACCTAAACCAACAATGGTATTATCTGCAATACCTAAAGAACTCAAGGTAGAAGTGGTACCAGTAGAAGAACCATATAAGGTACTTTTAACACCTAGACCATCATGCCAAACATCTGATTCACTAGTGCCTTTAACAACGGCCTTACCTAAACCATAATTAGTAGTACCATTATTTAAACCAAGAGAATTACCATCACCGTAAACAGGGGCAAATTGTCCCAAAGGAACTTCAACACCAGGACCTTTTTGAGGCCAAGGCAAACAAGAAGTAAAATAATCATGATGTTTACAACGACGTAAAAGAGAATAATTAGAATCTAAATCAGGGCCATCACCCTTAGGAACACTAACAGAATCAATAAGATTCTCATCACGAAACCATTCATTATAAATTAAATTGTAAGCACGAAAATATAAAGCATTAACATCTAAACCATCAACACTAGTAGGAATACCGAAATAATCAGCAACACCAAGAGCAGGAAAACCACCACTAGGACAAGTAACCTGCGGAATTAAATAATCAGTAGAATCCTCAGGGTTGTCTTGCTGGCCATTAAACCGTTCCCAATTATCCCAAAGTAAACGATTCGGAACAAAGAAATAGAAAGTATCCAAATGTAAATTATCCATAATAGGAACAATAGGAGTAGCCAAACGGGCAAGTAAAGCATGATTAACCTTAAAGGAATCACCAGGAAGAACCTCATCAGTAAAAACAGGAACTAAATAACCGGAATTAAAAGTAGTCTTATAACCACAATCACGCTTAAAAGTAGAACGTTGAATATCAGCACGAGGAACCTGGGAGAAATTATGAGACATAACAGAACGCATTATAAACCCTCCAATCTTTTTATAAAAGAATCAAAATCTAAAGACTGAACCAAGTCTGGTGTCAGTCAGCACAGTTACATCAAGAGGTAACTGTGCTAGTCGCCTTCGGCGTATCTAAAATAGGAGTATCAACAACAATCTTCGGCTCTATTAAACCAAGTTTAACAGCCTCATCATAATTATCAGCGTTATCCAAAAACGCTAAAAGAGCAGAAGGGCTATTACTAAAACGCTTTCTAAGAAAAGCAGGTAAAGCGTCGAAAGAGGCCTGGGCCTCAATAAGAGAATTTTGAGCTTCAACATACGAAGGCATAGAATCAAAATCACCAAAAGAAGGAACGCCACGAGAACGTGGCAAAGAAGGGTCGATTAAAACTCCAGTAGTATCATAACGAGAAATAATAGTATTAATATCACATTCATCTTTAAAAGATTGCTTAGTGCGAGAAATAGTAGAAATTAAAGTAGGAACAGAACTCCTCTCAGAATAACGAGTCCGTATCAAAGTCATATTACACCTCCAAAGGTACAGAAATACAAGCAGGGGGAGAAACTAAAGTAAATAAACCAGAAGTATCATCAAAATCAGCAACATGAAAAAGTTGAAAATCGGCGGGAAATTGAGAGATAGTAGAATGAGGGTCACGCCTAAGAGCAATAAAATCACGTACGGCAACGCCTTCATTAAACCCAAAATAAGGAAGATTATAAACACCAGTCTTAACATCAAAAATCGAATAAACACCTTTAACCATAATAAATACACCTCCATAAATTTTACCAGTCCCGACGAGGACCTACATCAACATGAACAAAATAAGAATCATAATAACGGCCTAAACCACCGGCACCACAAGAGAGACAAACATCAGCAAAATCATCAACAGACATATCAGAAGGCACAAGTAAATCAAGAGCTTTACCAAGCGTATGCTGCGAGAAATCAACGCCACCAACCTCCTTGTTATGAGAATCACAACGATAAGCAGAAGAAATAACAGGTGCAAAACCTAAAGCGAGACAAATACGAATATATAAATCAAAACAATCATTAGTAATAGTACCTTGACCACAACAAGGACAATGAAAAGAATTAAACTTATTAGACAAATAATCACAACCTTTCAATAGGACGAAGTAACATACCAAGTTTACGAAGCTTAATAGTCTCCTTAACACACCTCCTATCATAATCATTATCAGTAGAAGCTAAAGCACGCTTTACACGGCGTGCCTTAATTTTAGCAAAAATAGTAGGGGATTGCAAGTCATAAATCAAATCATAAAAACGAGGGGGACGAAGTTTCATACCACGGAGAACAACCTCATCAGCAGGATAAACATCAGAAGAATATTTTAAAAACCAATCACGAGCAATACCAGGGCGACGAGACATAACAGTATATTCCGGAACAAGACCCTTAGAAGAATAATAGTCCTTAGCACCTTTACCAAGTTGCTTTTTCATAATATAGCGAGCAACATAAGCAGCAGATTCAAAAGTTACAGCACCAATAGTTGAATACCCATAAGTCCAAATAGAAAACAAAGATTCAGAATTAAACAAAGGAAAACCATGATTAAGAGAATAAAACTTTTTATCCGCAAAGTCGAGACCAAAAAGACATACGTGAAAATGAGGCCTAGAATACAAGTCGCCATATTCACCGCAAGCATAATAACGAATACCATTACCATACACCTTCCTTAATCGCTTAAAAAATAAAGTTAAATCACGTTTAATAAGGGAATTAGATTTTAAATGCTCATCAGAATAAGTAAGAGTAAGAAAACAATTAGAAGAATGAAGAGAGGCCTCATGAACACAACGAATCGCCCATTGACGAGAACGTTCCAAACGACAACCAATACATTGACCACAAGGAATAGTAACAGGCATATCAGTAAAACCATGAGCAGGATTAAAAACAATAGGCCACTTGCCATTGGAAGAACGACCAGTAGCAGACCTATAAGCTGTAATAGGGTGGTAACATACCATATTAAACACCTCCAGCGAACACAAAAATATAAAAACAAAAGCCCCACTAAACCCCCCCGAGGGGGGTTGGGGACAAAGAAATTAAAGACGGAAACCACCACGCATTGGCGTAACTTGATTATTCTTAAAATGGTGGCCGGAAGTACGCTTAAAATATTTAGAAGATTTACCACGAGACATAGAATGACGTTTCATATTAGTCCTCCTTTTTAGTAGTTTCTTGCTTAGTCGCAATAACAGACTGTAAAACAATAGGTAACAAATTAAAAATCATAGTCCACCACTTATTCGTATTAATCACCTCCCGTTGTATTTTCCCAAACCTGTTGACCAGAAAAGAGATTCTTCAAGCCAGAAACACCAGCAAGAACTAAACCGGGCCAACCTTTATTAGTGAAAGGCAAATATTTACCCGCTTCAGAAGTTTGAACATCAGCGTCACGCTTAGCAATACGAGTGTTCTGACGTTCAGTTTCAGTACGTTGATTAGAATAGTTAGCATTAGCATAAGAAGAAGCAGAAGAAGCATTAGCAGCACCAACATTAGCATGAGAAGAAGCAGAAGAAGCACCTAAATTTTCAAGACGTGCTTGAGCTTCAAGAGCACCAAAAGTCTTATTCAACTGAGTTTGAACACGAACAGCCTCAGCTTGAGCCGCCGTGTAAAGAGAATCATTTTTAGCTTTATTAAGTAACTCAGCATTAAGAGCCTGCTGAGTAGATTGAGTTTTAATAACAGAATCAGCAGACTTATTAGCAATAGAAGATTGACGAGCAGTAGACATAGTACGACCAAAATCAGAAATAACAGGAACATTACCACTAGGAGTAGAAGCACCAGAACCACCGGTAGCAGACAAAATAGGGTTTAAACCTGCTTTACGCAGGTCCTTAACCTCACGCTGGTGAGCAGTATTAGACATACGTTCTTGAAAATCACGATTAGCACCAGCTTCAAAAATATTAGTAGCGGAAGAAAGAATATCACCGCCAATAGCACCCCAATCCATAAAAACACCTCCTTAAAAATGGTCAATCATACCAGGAACACCATAAACGGGCATAGGACGAGTAGACGAAACCTTAAAAAACATATCCAAAATAAATTGGGGTTCATCAGTAACAGCGACAACACGTTCAATAGGAGGATTCTCATGAATAAAATCTTCCGAAAGAGTAGGAAGAGAAGTAAAATGTTGCGACAAATGCCAAACATCAAGGCTTTGAGGGTCAGTAGAACGCATTTTACCAGTAATCAGAGAAGGTTTATAACGATATTCGGCATAACGTTCCTGATAACCAAAAACATCATCATCAGTAGCAGTACCAGTAGCATAAATCTCAGAATTGAGGACAGCTTGTTCACCTAAATGAGCCAAAGCAGGCCAGTAATAATCAAAACGAGTTTGACGAGTAAATAACTTTGAAAGACCTTGCTGATAAGTTAAATCAGCCCAAACATTAAC